AAGCGAGGCGATAACAAATGGTGCAATATCCGTTGTTTCCAATGGTTTCAATCGTGTCCAATCGTTACATTGTAAATCAATTTGAACTTTTGTATGGTACGCGCGATCACATGTATCAGTCGTATCCACCCACCCAGTAGACTGGATACCAGTGCGATGCATTAGGCGTAGTACAGGATCGACATTCGCCTCGAATAACTTTAATTTATGGGACATTCCAGTCACGTGTTTACGTAAACGATTACTGATATGACGCCTTGAGGTAAGATTGTTACAATGAATTTGTAGAAAGAAACTCTTTTCCCCATTCTGGAACCCCTCCATATCTTTCGCTTCCACCACATCCATGTTAACGATATCCGGACACGTTCGTTTAACGTACTGAATGACAGAGTTCGGTGTCATGGTACCAGGCACTTTCACGAAGAAATACGGTACAAATTTCGTCGTTACACAGACGGATTCACCTTTAATTGTCTTACCGAAAATACGGATAATGTGATCTTCACCTTCATCGCGAGCGTCCCAGGTGAGAACCTGAAATTGGACCATCCTACTTACTAAGTTATAGAGCTAAAATTTTAATATCGTTTATTAATAAATGTCTGCTGCGTTGATAGATCTCGTATCGAAGGGTGCTCAGGATGTATTCATCACCGGTGACCCCCAAGTATCTTTCTTTCACCAGAATTACAAACGTCATACTAATTTTTCTATCAAACCCGAACGTCTCGACTACGTGGGTACATTCGGATCGGGCAACGAAGTTGTTATCCCCCTACGCACGAAGGGTGATCTTCTCAGTTACATCTGGGTCGAAAACCCAAACATCGGGATGACCCGCAGTGGTGACACCGGTTTCTTTAAAGCGGACGAGTCAACCACGACCGAATTTTCTCTTTGGATCGGTGGACAGGAAGTAACCAAACTCGATTCTCTTTTCATCCAGGGTGTGCACAATGTTTTGTACAAACAGGACCAGGCTAAGGCTTCTTGTGCGGTGACACTCGACGAAGTTTCTGAAAATGCGATAGGTGCTTCTACACACGCCGACCATTACATGATCCCTTTCTTCTTCAGCGAGGATTGGACAAAAGCACTCCCAGTTACAGCCCTCCAATTCCACCAGGTGGAGTTACGCATTAAATGTCGCTCGGGTACATTCACACTCGCTACCCAACCCAAGGTGTTTGGTACATACGTATACCTGGATACGGAGGAAAGGGAGATGGTCGTGAACCACGAACATGAACTTCTCATCACGCAGACCCAATACCAACCAATGACTGCCACTGATGTTGATGTCGATCTCACATATTTCAACCACCCCGTAAAGGCTATTCATGTTGTTTCGTCCATAGCTGACAATACTACATGGAAAACTAACTGGTCGTTCGACGATTCAACCCTGTATATCAACGGGACACCCCTCTTCGAAAATACATCTGCGACGTATCACCATAACGTGGTCCCTGAAATGCACTGCTCAGTACTTGCCCCTAATGTATTAAGCACCACATCTACATTTACATGGCCATTCTGCCTTACAATGAACAAGTCGCAGCCTACAGGCTCGCTAAACTTCTCACGCATTGATAATGCTAAGTTGGTTCTTAATGGCACGACAAACAGGGGCGGTGCGTTGGTTAGAACATACGCAGTCAACTATAACATCCTGAGAATTAAGGATGGTATGGGTGGTGTTGCGTTTGCGAATTAAATTTATCCAGAAGAACCAAAACCGCGTGTACCACGTTCGGTATCTTCAATAGTCGTGACCTCTTCAATAGGAGGGGTTTCACATTTTTCTAAAATAAGTTGGGCAATTCGATCCCCTTGTTTAATCTCGAACTTTTCCCCTCCTTGATTAAATAAGATAACCTTCAATTCACCGGTATAATCGGGGTCAATAACACCGGCCCCCGTTTGGATTCCATGTTTCACGGCGAGGCCAGAACGAGGTGCGATACGACCGTACACACCAATTGGGATGGTAGCAGCGATACCCGTGTTCACGATACCACGTTCCATCGGTGGGATATACATGTCAATGGTACTGTACAAGTCATATCCAACCGAACCGGGCGAGGCTCGCGTAGGAATAATGGCATTGTTAGAGAGGCGTTTGATGAGAAGCTTCATATATACTTGTTACGATATAACTCTTTATATCGGTTAAAACTGTGTGACGTTCTACACATCCTCCATTAACGACTCGCTCATAGCGAAATGCCCTACAAGTAAGCCGTTAATGAACATTGAAAGCCCCAATACAACTTTTACATAAAAATGCTGTCGCATATCTGAACGATACACTTCCAGTTCAAGCTCGTAATCTTCGGTAGTCTCTTTGACATCTTCGCGAAGGTTGCGCAGGTCCGCGATAACTTTTTCGAATTCGGTATCCATTTTATAAACTACACACACGAAACACTTAAGTAACTGTTTCATCAAATATAATTAAGATGATTTGGTATCACTGCCGATCGTGTTTAGTTACATATGATGGGTTTGCGCAGTGTTGTCCCGATCTTGATCACGTGCAATTTGAAGTTGCAAGTGATGAAGAAGTATCCGACGTGGACTTAGACACTGCGAGTGATCCCCCGGGACTTATTCTGAACGATGACGATCAAAGTGAAAATCGCGACGACTAGATAGAAATACATCCTTTTTTTAATATTGACCAATAATAAAAAATGGTCTTAAAAACGAATAAGGCCCCTTTCCAAGTGTGCCCCAGACGAACCGCGTATCTGACGAACGATAGTAACTACATCGTAGACTTCGAAATATTCATGATAGAGGGGTGTTTCTGTACGAGTGTGGGTGTCGACCTTTCGAACATAGGTGGCTTGAAAGGCACGTTCCAGCCCGGCGACCGAGCCCCCATGCAACGCGGGGTGATCGATCCCGAATCGGACACGTGTGAGGTGCAGCTCAGAGGTGGACCGAATTTTCATATCCGGTGGAAATACCGAGACCTTCACATGAACTGGTCGTTCGAGGAGCGTAACTTCGACGCGAGGAGACACATCACGTTCACGGATCCTAGCCCGAGTGAAGTCGAACGAATCACCGAAATGGTGGTCTACGACTCCGACCTTAAGTGCGACACAGCCTCTAAATTGTCGTGGTGCAGGGGAAGTGGATCCGCCACGTGTCGCAAATGTGGCTTTTCGTTTTGCAAATATCACTACCCGATCAACAACACACCGAAGCTCGGTGGTCATTGTTGTCCGTAATTATTATTACATCAACGGCCCGGGAACGTTAAACGGCGGCTCGTAGATACATATACTTGTAAAAATAACCTAACTTATTATATGACTTATACCCCAGCTCACATGAACCCAATTTGGAAATGGATGCGTAGTAATATCGTCAATCTATCGTTTACCGCCAATAAAGCGGTTGTTATACGTGATTGGAGATTGGCCGCATTACACAGTTTTTTCAGTATCGGTATTGTAATTTGGGTTATCTATTCATTATTTGCCGGAAAGACGTACATCGTCACCGAAGTTCCCACAGGTGTTGCGAGTGCTTGGGGTTTGGCCTCGACCGATTATACATCTACTCAAGCTGCCATATACCAAGGTGGTGCATCTTTCTGCGACACTCTATCAAATTACCAGTTTAAATACTCTGATGATTGGTACTATAGCGCACCGTTATGCGCATTCTACACTGGGGCTGAGTTAATCTCAAAGCTACCTTCCGGTAACGTGATGTTTTTTACGACACATATATCCGAAACAATAAAACAAAGATACAATAAACCCTCGACTGGATGTATATCTGACTCAAATGGTCTTGGAGACGCGGTAGAGGTTATGGGGAGGTGTGAACATTCAAAATCTACAAACTTTTTAGCACCCGGTATAGAAGAAAGTTATTTCGCATTCAATCATTATTTCGATTCTCGTATAGAATCTGGGGCAAAACCACTTACGTATGTTAGGAGAGAGGGGTTTGATGATAATCTATACACGTTTGAAAGGGGTGATGCAATTCGTTTGAAAGTGTCTGAGTGGCTAAACATTACCGGAATTGAACTCGATAAACCATTCAATGAACAAAGTGTGGACGGTTTAGATATTACGGGTTTCAATGGTGCCGGAGAAGACATTGGAAAGTATCCGTACGTGAGAACAAGTGGGTTGCGGTTGAATATAGAGGTCAAGTATCACAACTTCCACCTTGACCGACAAATACATACAAATATGGGGGG